AAGTTAACGAAGAAATTGTTTTTTCAAATGATAAATTAGTAGTCAATAAATATCTGAATAGAGTGTTGGATTATATTGATGAGTTACGATAATCCTTGGATCTATGAAGGAAAAATTTTTGACTCAGATCAAATCCAAGATTACTATGGGTTTGTATATCATATACGAAATAATATTAATCACCGCTGTTATATTGGTAGAAAGTACTTATGGCAATTTAGAACGCCGAAAGGAAAAAATAGAAAAGTAAAATCAGAATCGGATTGGAAGAATTATTATGGATCTTGTCCGGAACTTAAAGAAGATATTGAAAAATACGGTAAAGAAAATTTTTCAAGAACTATTATTTCACTACACAAAACAAAGGGCAAAACAAATTTTGAGGAGACACGACAACTCTTCACAAACAATGTCCTCACGGAAGCACTTGACGACGGAATGCCCGCATACTACAATAGCAACATCCTCTCCAGGTATTTCCGAAAAGATTATTATGGCAACAAAGATTGAACCTGTTATTCAAGCACGTAATTGGGCAATTGAAAGAATTCAATCTACCGAAAATTATGATATTGCTGTTGCTATTACAGAAGAATTTCTAGAATGGTTAGACCCAGAAGATGAGGAAGAATTGGAGTATTTTTCTTTGGAAACAAAAGAAGAGTATGGGGATCAGGAAATTGACGTAAAGTGATGATTCCTTGACAATTCATAAATAATCACTTATACTATTAAGGCACAATTAAAGTGTCTTTTTTATTATGAGATTTTGAGTGCAATTAGAGCCGTGGGTAATGCCCTCCGAGAGGATGGGAACTTCTCCTTTACCTATACGGATGTAGAGTTCTATTTTTTTAAATGCGTTTATTCAGTTTACTTCTTGCTTTTGGTTTTGTCGGTGTAGCACCCGTAACAGCAAAAGCAGCATCCCCGGCAAGTTCATGCAGTCTTGCTTCTAACTATGGTGTGGGGGATGGATATAATGGGCAGACAACTGCCAATGGCGAAAGGTTCAATGCATACGGTTATTCGGTAGCACATCGTTGGCTGCCATTTGGAACCAAACTTAGAGTGACAAATCAGGCAAATGGTAAGTCAGTTGTTGTGCGTGTAAATGATAGAGGTCCTTTTGTTGGAGGAAGAGACCTTGACCTGTCTTACGGGGCGTTTGTGGCAATTGCGCCTCCAGGACAAGGAGTTGCTAACGTCTGTTATGCTCCTGCCTAACAGATAAATATGGGAGGTTAATTGCCTCCCTTTTTATGGAATTTAATTTTCAATTTGGAAAGAAACCAAAGACTATTTTTAGATATGCCGTAATAGGAGTTGTATTCACTTCTTTGGTGACGGGAGTATCACAATGTACTTATATTCCAGAAGAAAACATTTACGATTTTATTGATGAGGTTCAGAGAAAATACTTTCCACAAACTGATTTGAATGATATACTCATAAATACTCCACAACTTTTGGACCGCAGAGTTCATAGAGATGTAGACAAGGCAATCAAAGATTATGAGGACTTGACAGGGGACGATAGGAGTGTTAGAATAAGTCCATCATATTTTTCAGAGAAAGCACCTGATAAGAGCAATGCTCAAAAACTATTAGGTGGTGAAATGAGAATATGTGGTTCTTGGGTTCCTGATTGTCCAAAAGAAAATCGTGCGGATGTAGTTCAGTGGTAGAACGCTATCCTTCCAAGTTAGATGTCGTCGGTTCAAGTCCGATCATCCGCTCTTTCTTTCATATAAATACATAAAAAACTTTGATGGAAAAACTTTTCAAACTTTTAAGTGATGCTCAATCTTCACTTTTTGTCATCTTTCATAAAACTTGGGCATTTCATTGGAATGTTGTTGGTGAAAATTTTACTCAACTTCATCAACTTTTTGGTGGTCAATATGAAACTATGTTTGAAGAGATTGACAGATTATCTGAGCATATGAGATACTTAAATATTAAACCTTTAAGTTCTCTTTCAAGAATGCTTGAAGTGACTCAAGTTCAAGAAGCATCAAGTTCAACTACAGCAGATAAAATGCTTTCAGAACTTTTAGAAGATAATAAAAAGATATGTGAGATATTTGTTGAAATTTCCAAAGAATCTGAAACACAAAATCAATACGCAACTGCTAATTTGGTTCAAGATTTGATGGAATCTCACGGAAAATTTGTTTGGCAATTAAGATCACATTTACAATAGAAATAAAATGGTTGAAGTACGTTGTAAACTCTGTAATACAGAATTATCCAGTCATCCTACACAAACACGTTCTTGTGGATGTACAAATATGACTACTGTTGTTGGTGAAAAAATAACAGCAGTTGATTTGAAGAGTGTTGTGATGCTAAATTCAATGCGTCCACAAGAAAAAAAATCTTATTTTACTGAAGAAGAACTTGCTTGGCAACACGCAAGAGCAAATCGTAAAATTCGTAAGTTAGATTTTGAGGTACGTTAATGGACGACAGAACTCGGGAAAACTGGCAAAAGATTAAGGATACTATGGAGGCATCAGGAAACACTAAAAATATGTTCTACAAGAGAGCTTGTGAAGTAATGAGAACTGGTGTTGACCCAATGGAAAAAATGTGGAATAATAAGTAAGTCTGGCTCCTTTAGCAATCCGAAATGGTTGAGCGATGATCCTTGTTATATGGATCCTAATGATATTCTTGATTGGGACCAATAGTCACGGAGAGACTTAAAAAGTACTGGTCGGGGACCCCTGCAAGTCACGGAGAGACTTTAAAAGTACTGGTGGAGTCAATTATGACCCTATGGTTACACACAAACACACACATTAAAGGAGAAAACAAATGACACCTTACGAACTTCGTTTTGAAATCTTTAGGCAAGCACAAACTCTTGCTGATCAAGAATTTCATACTAGTTTTGCTACAGTGGATAGATTGAAAGATCTAAATCCGGATGATACTACGGAGTATCCTCAATATCCTTCTTATGAGAATATTGAAAAACTTGCGGAGAAAATTAATTCTTTTGTGAGTTGTAAATAGGTTTACAATTTCCTTAAAGAATTGTTGGTGCGGATGGGACTCTCTCCCGCCTAGTTTCTTGCTTCTAGTCAAAGAGCAAGTGGCGAGCCTGAAAGACCTAATGGGAGAGTTGCATAAACTCTCCTTTTTTGCTATAATAAAATCAATGATACGAATGTAATTGAAACTAAATTAAAGGATAAAGTAAAAAAATTTTTTGTTGAATATGAAAAATATGAATAAAATATCTGTCTTTGGTGGTACTGGATTTATTGGTGGAACATTTTCAAGAATGTACAAAGAAAATGTTACTCTTATTCCAAGAGATAGTAAAAACTTTCATACGAATGAAGTTCTTTATTTTATAAGTACCACAACAAATCAAAATGTTTTTAAAGATGTTCATGTGGATATTGATACTAATTTAAAATTATTTGTTGACTTTCTTTCTAATTGTAAAAATAGAGATGTAACAATAAATTTTATAAGTTCTGGTTTTGTTTATGGAAATGATATAATAGATGCAAAGGAAACTGATTGTTGCAATCCAACTGGATTCTATTCAATTACTAAAAGGTGTGCAGAGCAACTTTTAATTTCTTTTTGTGAAACTTTTAAAATTAAATATAGAATTTTTAGAATTGGTAATGTTTATGGTTTGGATAAAACAATTTCCCCAGGAAAGAATGTTCTTGCTTATATGGTAAGACTCTTAAAGGAAGATAAACAAATCAAACTTTATGATGGTGGAAATTTTTTGAAAGACTATATGTTTGTAGAAGACATATGTAAATCTATAAAATTGATTATAGACTCTGGAAATATTAATGAAGTTTATAATATATCTTCTGGAGAATCTTTATCTTTTAGAAAAATTATAGAAAATGCAAAATCAATTGTTAATAGTTCAAGTGAAATTATAGATGTACTCATACCGCCAGATCAAGAATTCATACAAGTCAAAAATATGACATTGAATAATGATAAATTGAAATCACTTGGATTTTCTTGTGATACCAATTTTCATAATGGTTTACAAATTCTTTGTGATATGATATAATAAAAATGAAAAAAATAATTATTTGTTGATGAGCCTATCTAAAACTTTAGTGGTGAGTAATCATGCAAATCATGATTTGGAATGGTTGAGACTAACTTACGAATATGGTTTTTCCCCAGAAAACACTATCATCTATGATAGAACTGCTGATGATTTTCCTCAAAAATCAAAAATAGATCATCTTGGAAAAGTAATAAAATCTCCAAATGTAGGATCAAATCCTTATGATATTGGTAGATATATTTTTGATCATTATGATAATCTACCAGATATGATGATACATATTAAAGGCAATCTTCTTCAAAAAAAATATACAACCGAAGAAAGATTCATTTATGCTTTAGAATCTAATTGGTTTGTTCCTATTGATGGTGGAACATTATGCGATTCTTATTTTCCCCAATTTGTCAATGACAATTGGTTTGCACAACCAATGGAATGGGAAGAAAAAATTGAAAGCAAAAAATTTGAAGAAATCAGGAATATGAAAGTCTATCCCAGAATTTCTAATCTTAAAGAATTTATTAAAGATCTTTTTGTTATGGATAATACTCCTAAATTTTTAAGTTTTGCTCCTGGTGCAAATTATGCAGTTCCTAAAAATTGTATTTTAAAATACAGCAAAAATTTTTATAAAAAAATGATGCACTATACTGATTATAATAATAATCCAATAGAATCGCATTGGTTTGAAAGAATTTTGCAAATGGCATGGCAGGGTTGCCTAAAAGAAAATTTCTCTTATATTGTAGAATAAACATGAAAGAACAAGTAAAACAATTTATTGACAATTTATTTGATACTGAAGATAACTTCTTTCCGTATCTTTATAACAATGATTATGTAAAGGGAGAAAGCAATATCTTTTATTCTGGCCCATATTGGGACAACCAAGAAATTGAAGCAGCTTTAAAAACCCTTTTAACTGGTAAGTGGCTTTCTTCAGGTGAAAATGTAAATAAGTTTGAGAAGGAGTTTTCAAAGAAATTTAACTTTGATTATTCTGTGATGGTTAACTCTGGAAGTTCTGCAAATCTTGTTATGATTGCAGCACTTAAGAAATATTTTGGTTGGAATGATGGTGGTGAGATAATTGTATCTGTTTGCGGATTCCCCACAACTGTTAACCCTATTATCCAGAATAATCTAAAACCAGTTTTTGTTGATATTGACTACTCCGATCTAAATTGGGACATTGAACAGATTCGTAAAAAAATTACACCAAACACAAAAGCATTATTTTCTTCCCCAGTTCTTGCAAATGCATACAACTATGATGAAATTATTAGCATATGTAATGAATATAATATTCACCTAATTGCAGATAATTGTGATAGTTTAGGTAGTAAGTGGAAAGGTAAGTATCTTACAGATCATGCAGTTGCTTCTTCTTGCTCTTTCTATCCTGCCCACCATATTACTACAATTGAAGGTGGTATGGTATCTTCAAATATTAAAGAGGTTGTAGATCTTGCTCGTAGTTTTGCTTGGTGGGGTAGAGATTGTTACTGTGTAGGATCACAGAATTTGTTAAGTTGTGGAACCTGTGGTAAAAGATTTGATAATTGGTTGATAGGATATGATAAAGTAGTTGACCATAAGTATGTTTTTGGTCAAATTGGATATAATCTAAAACCAATTGATATGCTTGGATCTATTGGATCTATTCAACTTAAAAAATTTGATGAGGTTCATCAAAAACGTAGATCCAACAAAATAAGACTTCATAAAATTTTTGAAACAATTCCTGGAGTTCGTGTTGTTGGTGAACTTCCCGATGCAGAGACAAGTTGGTTTGGTGTTCCCATTATTTGTAATGGGGATAAAACTGAACTTGTTAAATTCTTAGAAGATAATAAAATTCAAACTCGTAATTACTTTGCTGGAAATCTTCTTATTCACCCAGCATATCGTCATCTTGAATCTGCATTTAACTACCCAAATGCGATGAAAGTTCTTGATAATGTATTTTTTGTAGGATGTTCCCCGGTAATTACTGAAGAAATGATTGACTACATAGAAGATGTTGTGGTAAAATACATCCAGACAATTCTTTAAACTTATTTATTTGATAATGGCAAATTGTACTAAAAAGGCACTTGTTCTTGGTGCTGGTGGATTTATTGGAAGTCATATGGTTAAAAGACTACGTTCCGAAGGATACTGGGTCCGAGGCGTAGATCTCAAGAGGCCTGAGTATTCTCTTACTGAAGCAAATGAATTTGTTCAGGGAGATCTTCGTGATGTAGATTTTGTTCGTCGTGTTCTTGAATATAAGGGCGATAGGGGCAACTTCTATCATTCGGTTCCTTATCGTTATATTCAATCATTTGATGAGATCTATCAGTTTGCTGCTGATATGGGTGGAGCTGGATTTGTTTTCACTGGAGAAAATGATGCAGGCATTATGCATAATTCAGTTACAATTAATCTCAATGTTCTTGAGATGCAACATAAAATGAATGAACGGATTGGTGTCAATAAGACCAAGATCTTCTATTCTGGTTCTGCATGTATGTATCCAGAGCATAATCAACTTGATCCTGATAATCCCGACTGCCGTGAAGAATCTGCTTATCCTGCTGCACCAGACTCTGAATATGGTTGGGAAAAACTTTTTTCAGAAAGACTTTACTTTGCCTATCATAGGAATCATGGCATACCTGTTAGGGTATCTCGTTATCATAATATCTTTGGACCCGAAGGAACATGGGAAGGTGGACGTGAGAAAGCACCAGCAGCAATCTGTCGTAAAGTAGCATACCTTCCTGAAGAAGGTGGAAGTATTGAAGTATGGGGAGACGGTAAACAGACTCGCTCATTCCTTTATATTGATGAATGTATTGAAGCAACTCGTCGTATGATGGAATCTGATTTCATTGGACCAGTCAATATTGGTTCAGAAGAAATGGTAACTATCAATCAACTTGTGGAAACTGCTGCAAAAGTTGCAGGTAAAGATGTGCAAAAAATGCACAAGTTGGATGCACCTCTTGGTGTTCGTGGTCGCAATTCTAATAATGACGTAGTTCGTAGAGAACTTGGTTGGGATTATTCTCAAAGTTTAGAGGAAGGAATTTCAAAAACTTATGATTGGATTGTGGAGCAAATAAATGCAAAAGCATAAATTTAATCTTGTTGGAAATACTTTCAATTATATTGATGCTCCTAAATGTTCAGTAGCAGGAAAAAGTTCTAAATTTACTGAATGGGTTGATGATGGTGGTGATGGAACTTTTTACATTGATTCTGCTATTGGACTATCATTTGATGATTCACGATCTGGACCCAAATATGCTTGGATTCTTGAATCTGCTGCAATTCTTCCTCAAATTACTGATTGGGTTAAGTTGAATTCAAATTTAGTAATGAATACATTTGATATCATTTTTACTCACAATCAAGAACTCATTGAGATTGATCCAGATAAATTTAAATGGGTTCCTGCACAAGGAACTTGGATTAAAGATCTGAAAGTATATGATAAGACAAAAATCATTTCTATGATTGCATCCAACAAAAATATGTGTGAGGGCCATCGTAAGCGTCTTGAATGGGTTGAGAGACTTAAAGATCAAGTTGATTTCTTTGGACGTGGTTTCAATGAAATTTCAACTAAAGAAGAAGGTCTTTGTGATTATATGTTTTCTATTGCGATTGAGAATGCCGAATATGAAACATATTTTACAGAAAAACTTTTGGATTGTTTTGCTACAGGAACTATTCCTGTCTATCTTGGTGCTCCTAATATTGGAGATTATTTTAATAAAGATGGTATTATTGACCTAAGTGAAGAGTTTGACGTTTCTGATGAATTGTATTATAGTAAGATGGATGCTATCAAAGATAACTTGGAAAGGGTTAAAAAAATGGAAATTTTAGAAGATTTTATTTGGAGAAATTATTTCAATGACAACTGAAAAAAGGACCGAGGGTGGATTATATCCAGAAATGTTGCAGCAAATAATTTCTGATTTTGGTGAAGATAAAACTGAATATACGATGTTTGTGGAGTCTGGTACTAATTCTGGTGAAACTCCAGAAAAATTATATAATGAATTTGAAACTCTTCATACAATTGAATTGGATCAAAAATATTACGAACGATTTGATAAAATTATTGAAGAAAAAAACTATAAAAAAATTATCAATCACTTTGGAGATACTATAGATATTTTGCCTTTGATTCTACAAAAATGTATTGAATCTAAAGATAAATCAGTTTTTTGGCTTGATGGTCATTGGTCTGGTGGAGATACTGCTCTTGGCATCGAATCGTGTCCCTTATTTAAAGAATGTGCTTCTATTGATAATTTTTATCAACCAGATTCTGGAATCATAGTAATTGATGATTATCGTTTATTTGGTGGAGGTTGGATTGGTTGGGATGATATCTCTATAGAAAATATTGTTTCATGCTTTAAAAATTATGAAGTTAAATATAAAACATATATTGGATATGATTGTATGTCAATTTTAATTACTAAAAAAGGATAATTTTATGAGTACTTTAGTTTACGTTGGCACTAATGTTGGAAATTCTCTGTGGGGAATGTTTGATAAGTATGATTCTGTATATGCATTTGAAGCAGACCCAGAAATGTTTATCGAATTAAATAAAAGATTTAAACAATTTGAATGGGTTACTTTAGTTAATGCTGCTTGTTCCGAATCTGATGGAGAACAAGATTTTTATGTCACTCCCAATAGAGTTTCAAGTAGTTTGGCAGATGTTTCTTTACGTGAAAAGGAATTGGGATGCCCAGAAATGCTTAAAAAAATAACAGTAAAAACAATCAACCTGGGAAAATATTTAAAAGATAATAATGTAGAATATATTGATTATTATCTATCAGATATTCAAGGTAGTGATTTAAATGTATTAAAAACTGTTAAAGATTTTATTGATTCTAAAAAAATTGGAGAACTTTTTTTAGAAACTCATGGAAATGGTTTTGAACTGTATGATGGATTAGATAATCAATTTGATGAATTCAAACAAATTTTATCTGAAAATTATGAATTTATTCATGCTTCTTTGGGTAGATTAAATGGAACAATAGTTAAAGAAAAAGATATTCCATCTGATGAAAGAGAATGGGATAGTTATTGGAAGGTTAAATTAGATGAATCATAAAGTTTGTATAATTAAACAACCTGCAGGAATTGGAGATATATTTTTCTGCCAAAAAATAGCACAATCTGTCAGAACAGAAACCGAATATAAAAAAGTTATCTGGCCAGTCACTTCAACATATTCTTATTTGAAAAATTATATGATTGCAGATGGTGTTGAGTTTGTTGATGAAAATCAAGAATTTCCTTATAAAGAAATTTATAATTCAGACAGTTTATACATGGTGCAGACTGATGAATATTTGTTTGTCCCACTCCAAACATCTGACTATGTTCAAAAAGTATGTAAGTGTCATAATAACAACTTAGCACATGGACACATGAAGTACGATTTTTGCAATGTTGATTACTTAGATTGGAAAAATTATTTGAATTTCAACCGAAATGAAGAAAGAGAAAATAATTTAATTCAAAGAATTGGTTTGGATATAACAAAACCATATAATCTTATTAATAAAAATTCTGGAACATATCCTAATTATGGAACCAGAGATGATTTAATTCCAAGTAATGATTATCAAAATATTTACATGGAATTTTATGATGATGTAAATTTATTTGATTGGATTAAAGTATTTGAAAACGCCAAAGAAATTCACACCGTAGAAACATCTGTATACTACATTTTAGAAAAACTTAATTTGGAAAATGTTTACATTTACGCAAAACCAACACCACAAAATAGAGCAAATGATTTTTCTTATATGAAAGACCATTGTAGTAAAAAATGGAAGTATATTAATTAAAGATTATGAAAGCAGCAGTATTGGTAAAAATTGATGCACCTCTTGCAGTAAAGGATGTTGAATTGACCGAACTCAAAGTTGGTCAAGTTCTTGTTAAAGTTCTTGTAAGTGGACTATGTGGTGCCCAACTTCATGAGATTAGGGGGCATAAAGGAAATGCTAAGTTCCTTCCACATTTGATGGGACATGAAGGTTGTGGAGTTGTTGAGGCAGTCGGAGACGGTGTAACAACTGTTAAAGTGGGTGATAAGGTTGTAATGCACTGGCGTCCTGGAACTGGCATTGAGGCACCATTCCCAAGTTATGTTCTTGATGGAAAATCTATGAGCAGTGGTAAGGTCACTACTCTCAATGAATACTCTATTGTTTCTGAAAATAGATTGACATCAGTTCCACAAGATACTCCCCCCGAACTTTGTGCCATTCTTGGTTGTGCTCTTACGACTGCTATGGGAATTATTGATAATGAAGTTGATTTGAAATTTGGTGAGAGTGTTGCAGTTATTGGAACTGGTGGTGTTGGTCTGAATTTGATTCAGGCAGCAGCAATGAAGAGTGCTTGCCCTATTATTGCAGTGGATAATAATATCAGTAAAGAACAGATGTGTCTTGATATTGGTGCAAGTAAGTTCTATACTTCTATCGATCAAATTGAAGGAAAGGTGGATATTGTAATTGATACTACGGGAATTCCAGAAGTTATTAGTCAAGGTATTTCTATTCTATCAAATACTGGTAGAATGATTCTTGTAGGACAACCTGCTCCAGGAAAGTTTCTTGAAGTAATGAATGCCGTCAATCTTTTTAATGGAATAGGACAAAGTATTAAAGCAACTCAAGGTGGTAGAACAAATCCTCAGGAAGACATCCCTCGGTATATTAGACTACATAAGGAAGGACTATTGGATGTAAGTAAACTAATAACACATACATTTACATTAGACCAAATTAACGAAGCATTTGACTTGCTAAAAACTGGAAATGCTGGTAGAATTATGATTAAAATAGGAGAATAAAAAACATGCGAGGAACTGATTGGACACCAGAAAAACTAATTGAGTTTTCTGATCACATCGCAGAAGTTCATGATGCTGGATATCTGCCATTTACCGTTCATCTGTGTGGTGGAAATGAACAACAATTAATTGACATTTTTGCAAATATTAATGAGGGAGATTATGTTCTTTCCACTCATAGAAATTCCTATCATGCACTTCTTCACGGAATTCCACCCGAGGAGGTAGAGGATAAAATTCGCAAAGGTAGAAGCATGTTTATGTTTGACCGTAAACGAAACTTTTATGTTTCTGCTATCATTGGCGGAACCCCTGGCATTGCCGTTGGAATTGGATACGCTCTGAAAAGAAAAAAATCAAATCAAAGAGTTTGGTGCTTTATTGGGGATGGAATTGAGGATACAGGACATTTTGCTGAAGCAGTTCGTTATGTAGATGGTTGGGATCTCCCAGTAACTTTTGTTATCGAAGATGATGGAATGGCAGTTAATGCATCCAAGAAGTCGCGGTGGGGGAAAGATGATGATATTCAATGGCCCCCTTGCGTTCTTAGGTATCACTATAATAAAAGTAGACCACACATTCGCACAGGAAACTTTGCTCCTTTGAGTGTTATGAAATCTGTAATGAAAACAGATGAAGAATATTTCCCGCGTCTTGAGGAACGTCCTGTAAATTTTGATATTCAAAAAACTGATCTTTCATTCAAAGAGTCTGTGACTCTAGCAATGACTGAAATGGGAGACGATGGGAATATTTTTATTGGGTATAGTATTGTTCCCGGTGATGCAATGGAAACCCTCAAAAATGTAAGTCTTGATCAAAAGATTGAAACTCCAGTCGCAGAAAATCTTATGGTTGGTCTCGCAATTGGTATGTCTTTTGAGGGATTCAGACCTGTAGTGTATTTTGAGAGGCATGATTTTATGCTTGTTGCTGCTGATGCAATTGGTAATCATGTAGATAAAATTGAAAGAATTTCTCATGGTGAATTTAAGTGCCCTGTTATTCTCAAAACAGTTGTTGACGATAGCACTCTCTTCTACTCTGGTCCAACACACGAACAAGATTTCACTAATCTATTCCGCGAAATGGTAGATTTCCCTGTGTTAGATCCTCAAAGTCCAGATGAAGTTCTTGCAGCATATCGATATGCACAAAAGAGTGATAGGCCAGTAATGGTTGTTGAGCATAAAAAGTTTTTCTGATGAAGACGTATCTTTCTGTGGGAATTGGGGACATGCTGTGTCTAGATTCCCTTTTGGTTGAAGAGGAGCGAGAGAGTATAGCAGAAATCTATTGGGCATGTAGATTTGGAAAAGTTCTTGCTCCTTTGATGGAAAACAATCCAGGATATCCAAATTTAAAAAATCAATATTTTATTGATGATGAAATTGGAAAAAATGCAATGCATCAACTTCATCCTATTGCTGTTCCTTTTTGGCATTTCAGACCTGACTTTGCTAGAAGTTTTCAAATCGGATTATCTCTATTTGGATTAAATTCAGATGAAGTTCAAGCAATCGATGTTGCAGGAACTTTTGCTGAAGTTTGTGATGGAGTAAAAAGAGGATTACCTAAAGAGCAACTTTTTTATGAGTCCACTTTTTTGAAGTACGCAAAACTTCCTCCACACAAAAATTACATATTATTTCATTATCCAACCTCTACAAGACCAAAGCAAGATATATGTCAAATTGATGATAGAGATTGGAACTTTGTTGAAGAATTATCTCAGAAAACAAATTTGAAAGTCATTGTAATTTCTGATCATGAGATTAATATTCCTTTGTCTAACTATGATCTTTTGGTTAATCCAAATATTCAATTAGTTGTAGATCTTGTCGCACACTGTGAATATTATGCCGGATGTGATTCTTTCTGTTCTATCTTGTCGTCAAAAAGACTTCCAAAAGAAAAATTGTATGTGAAAACTCATGATGCAAATATCACTTCTAATTTATTGAGTGGAAACTGTGGATTTATGTATTCCTACTTTAATCCACACTCTCCACAAGATATTGCTTATTTTTACAAATCTTATCTTGGTGATGCATGAAGAAAATTCTTGTAATTGGTGAAAGTTGCAGAGACATTTTTGTATATTGTAATTCTAATAGATTATGTCCAGAAGCACCTGTTCCAGTATTAAACATTATAGATCAAAGAGAAAATCCGGGAATGGCTGGAAACGTTCGTAGAAATATTGAAAGTATATATGGAAAGGTTGATATTCATACAAATAAGGATTGGTATCAACTAACCAAAACCAGATATGTTCATCAAGAAACTAATCATATGTTTTTTAGAGTTGATACCACTCAAGAAATAAAAAGAACAAATGTTAAAAAAATAGATCTAGATTATGATGCTATTGTAATATCTGACTATAATAAAGGATTTTTAACCTCAGAAGATATTAGTTATATTTGTGAAAATCATCCTAATGTTTTTATTGATACTAAAAAAATTCTTGGTGATTGGGCGAGCAAAGCAAGATTCATTAAAATTAATGATGTTGAATATGAAAATTCAAAACAGTTTTTGACTAAAGAGTTATCGGAAAAAATTATTCATACAATGGGAGGATTGGGTTGTGAGTATCGGGGGAAAAGATACCCAACAAAGAAAGTAGAAGTACGGGATTTATCTGGTGCAGGAGATACCTTCATATCTGCATTTGTAGTTAAATTTTTAGAGACTGATGATGTTGGGGATAGTATTAAGTATGCAAATCAGTGTGCCTCAAAAGTTGTATCTCAAAGGGGAGTGACTACAATATGATTATACTTACTGGTGCCAGTGGATTTATTGGAAAAAACTTTAAATCCAAATTAGATAATGTTGTTGAATTGGATCAACATAATTGTTGGCAGTTTTTTAGAGAGTTTAAAGAATGGGATGATGTCTCTCTAATTCTTCATCAGGGAGCAATTTCATCTACCATTGAAACTGATGTTAATAAAATTCATAAATGGAATGTTGATTATACCTTATTGTTATTTGAATTTGCAATTAAGTATGGCATACCTGTAAAGTATGCATCATCAGCTTCTGTTTATGGCAATCAGCAAGGTATTTTTAATCCTCTGAATTACTATGCAATTTCTAAACTTCAAATAGATTATTGGGTTACTGATAATATTGATAAATTTTCTCATATTCAAGGATTTAGATATTTCAATGTTTATGGAGATGGTGAGCAAAACAAAGGAGATCAGGCAAGTCCTGTAAGTAAATTCGCCAAACAAATCAAAGAAACTGGATTGTTAAATTTGTTTGAAGGGTCTGATAAGTTTTTGAGAGATTTTATTTGGGTTGGTGACTTGGTTGAGATTGTGCTTAATAATAACAGACCATCTGGAATTTATGATCTGGGCACTGGTAATCCTGTAAGTTTTCAGCATGTTGCAGAATGCGTTGCTTCCAAGTATAATGGAAGTATTAATTATGTTCCATTCCCACAGCACTTGGTAGGAAAGTATCAGGACTATACTTGTGCCAAATCTGAATGGTTGGATTATGAGTTTAAAACTGTAAAAGAATTTTTATCATGAAAACTATTTTTGTGAATGGGTGTTTTGATATTCTTCATCCTGGACATATTGAATTGTTTAAAATTGCAAAGTCTCTTGGTGACCGTTTGATTGTTGCTACAGATACTGATGAAAAAATTAAAATTGATAAAGGAAACTGTAGGCCTATCAATACATTATCTCACAGAAAGTTGATGTTAGAATCAATCAAATATATTGATACTGTTTTGACTTTTAATACCAATCTTGAACTTGAGCGTTTGATAGAATTGTATAGGCCAGATATTTTGGTCAAGGGTGGTGACTGGAGAAATGGTGAAATAGTGGGAGGCAAATTTGCACATGAGGTAAGATTCTTTGATAGGTACGGTGAATATTCTACTACCAAGTTTTTAGAGCAATTACAAAATCAATCATGAAAAAATATGTTGTTGATATTGACGGAACTATTTGTACATCAGTAACTAATGGTGATTATTCAAGTGCTCTTCCAATTTATGATAGAATAGACAAAATAAATAAGTTATATGATGAAGGAAACTACATTGTATATCTAACTGCCAGAGGAATGGGTCGGTACAATAATAATGCTGATCTGGCAAAATCAAGATTTTATGACATTACAGAACTTCAATTGAGATTGTGGGAATGTAAATATCATGAATTATTTTTAGGAAAACCTTCTGGTAATTTTTACATTGATGACAAAGGGATTAATTCAGATGAATTCTTTGCAGATTAATTTTGTTCCAAAAGGATGGGGATTTGAAAAGTGGATTGTTAATACAGAAGAATACTGCGGCAAACTTCTTTATTTTGTAAAGGGTAAGAAATGCTCTTGGCATTACCATAAGTTGAAAGATGAAACTTTTTACATTCAAAGTGGGAAGATACTTCTCAAATATTCTGATGGCGATGAGATGGCATATGCTGATGAAATCGTATTGAATATGGGAGATAAATTTCATATTTACAGAGGACTTCGGCATCAGATGTTTGCTTTAGAAGATACAGAATTATTTGAATTTTCTACACAGCATTTTGATGAAGATAGTTATAGACTTTCAAAAGGAGACTAATTTATGATTGGTATGAATTCTTTGGGAGCTAATGGCAGACTTGGAAATCAAATGTTCCAATATTCTGCTTTAGTCGGTATAGCAAAAAATAGAGGATTTGATTTCTGTATTCCAGATCATTCTCAAGCAACTTGGTTTGATCGTCCTCAGGGTGATGGGATTGTTACTGTATATCATCAACTTCAACATTGCTTTGAAATGACTCATCTGGGCAATAGATTCGGTGAAGTTGAGGGTGATATTGTTGAATTAGAGCAGCATCATTTTTGTCAAGAACTATTTGATGAATGTCCTGATAATGTAACTCTTCATGGCCACTTTGAAAGTCATAAGTATTATCAAAATGTTGAAGAAGAAATTAGATCTGATTTTACATTTAAGTCTAATATATTAGAAGAATCTCAAAAGTTTCATAGTAAAAATAATATACAAGATGCTGTTTGTATTAATGCAAGACGTGGTGATTTTATAAAGTTTCAAAATTATCATGCTCCCTGTACAGAATCTTATTATTATGAATGCATTAATCTTTTGGGAAAAGATAGACAATATCTAATTACGTCTGATGATATTTCATGGTGTAAGGAAATATTTAATGGTACTAATTTTATTTTTGTAGAAGAAACGCCAGAAAATATTCGTAAAGGATATTTTGATATGTGTGTATCATCTTTGTGTTCTGATTTTATTATTTCAAATAGCACATTTTCTTGGTGGATTGCTTGGTTGAGTTCTAATAAAAATAAAAAAGTTTATGTACCTACTCCATGGTTTGGAAAGGCACTTTTACATTTGGATACCAGTGATATGCATCCAAATTATTTTACAGAAATTGAAAGAAAAATTGTTGAGGTATGATGGATTTAACTTTTTTAATTCCCACTAAAATTGAAACCGAAGATCGTTTAAGGAATATTATTTCTTCCGTTTCTTATCTTCTTAAACATATTCCTGCAAAGGTAATTGTAAAGGAAGTATCAAATCATCCTACTTTTCAATTTAGAGCAATTCCAGAAATTAGAAAGTATGTTGATACATCTAATCTGACTTATTTTTATGAAGAAAGTTTTGAACCTTGGTTCTGTAAAAGTAAAGTATTGAATGATCTAATTGTTGCATCAAACACAAAAGTCGTAGCAAATTATGATGCTGATGCAATTTTACCCGTTCAATCATATTTTGATGCTTATCAATTGATTAATGAAAATCATGCAGATGTGGTTTATCCATATCAGTGTGGTGTTTATCAATGGAAAGCAGAATATAATTTTGACATCTATGATGAATTTATTTTAAATCTGGATACAAGAATATTAGATAAAAATAAAACACTTTATAATTCCACAATTGGATGGAGTCAATTTATAAACCGTCAAGTTTATATTGACTCCTTTATGATGAATGAAAACTTTATTTCATGGGGATGTGAGGATGATGAATTTTATTATCGTATGAGTGTCCTTGGTAATCGTATTGCAAGAATTGATAATTATGCATATCATTTAGAGCATTCAAGAACCCCAAACTCTTGGTTTAATAATCCAAATTTTAATAATAATTATCAGTTGTGGAATCAAATCAAGACATTTGACAAAAATCAATTGATACAGTATTATGAGAATCTGGACTATCTAAAAAAACGCAGACAAGAATTGGTATGATAGGATTTAATGCTCTTGGTAGGATGGGTCGTCTGGCAAATCAGATGTTTCAGTATGCATCTCTCAAAGGTATTGCTAGAAATGTAGGAGCAGATATTATTGTTCCTTATTATAAGGATGCAGTAGATGATGGAATTGGCAATAAACTTCGTTCAGAACTATTTGACAGTTTTAATCTTAGGGCAAATATTGGATTACTCAACAATGGAAATGCACCAGTAGTTCAAGAAAGATTTTTTCATTTTGATGAAGAACTTTTCAAACTCTGTCCAGATCACGTATCTCTTCATGGATTTTTTCAATCTGAAAAATACTTCAAACATATTGAGACAGAGATTCGTGAAGATTTTATCTTCAAAGATGAAATTTTAAATCCATGTAAGGAGATGATTTCTTCAGTTGAAAATCCAATTGCACTTCATATTCGCCGCACAGATTATCTTACCAATAGTGAAAATCATTTTAACTTATCTCTTAAATATTATGAGGATGCTCTAAAATATTTTGATGATGATCGTAATGTGATTGTTTTTTCAGACGATCCCAAATGGTGTAATGATCAAACATTATTTTCCGATGATCGCTTTATGATTTCAGAAAATATTGATAATAGAGTTGATCTTTGCTTAATGTCTCTTTGCAATGATTTTATTATTGCAAACTCTACATTTTCTTGGTGGGGAGCATGGTTATCTTCAAATCAAAATAAAAAAGTAATATCACCAAATCAATGGTTTGGCAATATTGGTTATACTAAAAATCACGATACTAAAGATTTAATTCCCAATGAATGGACAAGAATTGGTGATGGACAAGAATAAATCCATCTATAAGTTAGTAAATATCCCTCATATTTACTGGTTGAATCTTGATTCTGATACTGATAGGCGCCAGTATATGGAGCAGCAATTTGAGTATTGGGATATTAAAAATCATACCAGAATTTCTGGTTATGATGGAAGAATTGATGATGTCTCATCATATCTTAAGGGGAGGATACCTGACAATGTAACTCAAAATGAACTTGGATGTTGTATGTCACATCTCAAAGCAATTAAACATTTTTATGAAAATACTGAAGATGAATATTGCTTAATTGTTGAGGATGATGTAAGTTTTGATCTTGTAAAATATTGGAATTTTACTTGGGATGATTTCTTTTCTCATACTCCTCATGATTGGGATTGTTTACAATTGACTACAATTTGTACCGGAGATATTCACGTTAAACTTCACATTCGGTTTATAAATGATTTTTCTGCGGCAATTTATTTGATTACTCGTCATCATGCTTCTAAAATTGTAAAAAATCATATGCGAGGAGAAAAATATAAACTTGATAATGGTGTAAAACCAAGAGCAGTTTCTGAAGATGTTGTTTTAGAATCTGGAAAAACTTATACCATTCCCTTGTTTCTTTATAATTTGAATATGGAATCTACTATTCATCCAGAGCACGTTTCAATATTTCATAAAGCCCCACATGATGCGCTATCAAATTTTTGGGCACAGAATGGTGCGAATATTGACATCAAAGATTATATGGATTATGATCCTTATCTTGGGCGGATAACCGAAAATTCTGCCGCACAATCCCAACAAGAGGGTTGACATTCACATTTCAATATGTTACACTAAATAGGTTCTTGAGACTCCTAAAAAGTCTTTTAACATTTCACTTTAATAAAACTTATGATTACTCGTTCAATTCTTGCTGGTGTTGCTGTTATCGCAACTTCTGCTCCTGTACTTGCTGCTCCTGCTACCTATTCGGATCTGCAACCTACCGACTGGGCATATCAGGCAATTCAAAATCTTAACTCACGCTATGGATGTCTTGCTGGTTATCCTAACGGCACTCTTAAGCCTGCTGCTGATGCAACTCGTGATGAAGTTTTTGCTCTGACAAATCATTGCCTTGACAACATCACTGCATTCTACACTGAAGCAGATGCTAAGTTGGGTGCTGCTCTTCGTGCTCAAATCGGTGCTGTGAGCAACCGTGTAACCAAGTTGGAAGTTGCTGCCGTGACTGCCACTCAACGTCGTGAACTCGGTGTTGGTAACTATGGTGGTATTGCTTTTTCTGGCAATGCTGCTAACTATCCTGGTATTACTCCTCTTGCTTCCCGTGCTTATGAGTCAGGTATCACTCTTCAAGGTCGTGTAAAGGCATTTGATCTTGGTAGTCAGTATGCAGTGTCTGCTCGTCCTTATGTAACATTCACTTCTACTCCTAACTATGTGAGTGGCGGTGTATTCGGTGGTGGACTTGCTACTCTGGATATTCCTATTGCCCGTCGTACTCTTGCTGATGGTAGTAAGGTATCTACTGCTAACATCTATCTTGGTGCTGGTGGACAGGTTGGTGGCAATCAGGGTGCTGGTATCGGTGTCGCAGGTGCTGAAGTATCAGTAGCAAAGAACATTGTTCTGTTTGCCGATGCCAAGATTCCTTTCAGCAACACTGGTGCCGAAACCTTTGGATCTGTCAGGGCTGGTAGGGCTACCTACAACTACGGCAGTGGTCAAGGTTACAATGTAACCGGCACTGTCGGACTTGGTTTCAAGTTCTGATCTAATTTCAAGAGAGGGTTGACACCCTCTCTTTTTTTCTATATAATATTGTTGTAAAACTTCATAAAACAATAATGACTGTTACGACTGAAGACGGTGGACGCCAAAATATGTTCGCCAGAGAACCCAAAATGTATATCACAGAGGAAGATCAAATGAAACACGAACAAGAAACTTATAGCGAACGTGCAGAAAAACTGAATGGTCGTTTTGCGATGCTGGGAGTAATTGCTGCTCTTGGTGCTTATGCTGTGACCGGGCAGATTATTCCTGGGTTATGGTGAAATAAATAAAAGGCATACGCGAGATTTGTATGAAAATAGATTTGCATAACTTTTTTAAGAATTATGATGCAAAAAATCCAAAACACGTTGCTGCAGTAGCTGAACTTGAATCAAATATTGAAAAGTATGCTGCAGCACTTCTTGAAGATAGTGCAAATTGGGTTCGCATTTACAGAACAAAAATTGAAAGGCCAAAATCATCTATTCGTTTAGATGTTCCTTATTATCCACAGACTGATAATTATACAGATGCATCGCGCACTTGTAATAGTTCTAGTTGTGCGATGTGTCTTCAGTATTTTAAACCAGGCACTTTAATAGGAGTAAAAGGAGATGATGCGTATGTTCGCAAAGTCTTTTCAATCGGTGATACAACAGATCACGAAGTTCAAACAAAGGCATTATCTGACTACGGTATCCGTTCTGAGTTTAGTTACAATCTGTCTTTCGCAGATCTTGATTGTGAGTTGTCTGCTGGACGACCTGTGGTTATTGGCATTCTTCATAGAGGTTCTTTGTCTAATCCTACTGGGGGCCACATGGTCGTTGTAGTTGGTAAGACAGAAGGTGGTGATTATGTTGTAAATGATCCTTATGGTTCACTTAATGATGGTTATACTGGGGATGTTTATAATGGTAAGGGTGCTATCTATAAGAAGTCTGAATTAGTTGCTCGTTGGTGCCCAAATGGGAACGATGGATGGGGAAGGATTTTCACATGACTATTAACTTTTTAGATGCGATTAAGTATAATAAGAATACTCCAGAGCAACTGAAAGCATGGGAGTATCTTCAACAGCACGTAGCACCTGATATTCTTGAAGAGTTTGCAAAACTCTATAGAACAAAACCACCAGTTTATGGTATGCAACTTGTTTCAAAAGAACAACTTGCATTCATCTGGGGCTGTACTACTAAACTCATTCAAGATACAGAAATTGTTGAACTGAATAAGTGCCTGAAGACTTTTGATATTACTACTCCTTCTCGTATTCGTCATTTTCTTTCACAGATTTCTCATGAGTCTGGTGGTGGAAGATATAAAATGGAACTGGCATCCGGTGATGCTTATGAGGGTCGTGATGATCTTGGTAATACTCAATCTGGTGATGGTAAGAAGTATAAGGGTGCTGGGTATATTCAACTGACTGGTAGAGCAAACTATCAGGCATTTGCTAACTATATTAAAGATCCAGAAGTGATGAGTGGTGTATCATATGTTGCTACTCGCTATCCATTTACCAGTGCTGGTTTCTGGTGGATGAATAATCAAATGAATTCTCTATGTGATACAAATCCAACCGTAGATCAGGTTACTCTCAGAGTAAATGGTGGTTATAATGGATTGGATGATCGTAAGATGTATTACAAAAGATGTTGTAATGTAATCTAATTTTCTTGACTGATTATCCAGTCTTTTAAATTATAAACATATTGACGGAGATATTTGGCTTGTTCTTCATGCCAGGTATCTCCGGTTTTTATATAAATGTCTGTATGATTATCTATTGCCTTCAATATCCTATGAATAGGACCATTCCACGGTTCTCTAATCGGAGTGTTGAAGTCCCTAGACATTATTGGAAGGTTCTTGAAATATTTAGGAAATTTGTATTATAATATAAATATCCACGAATTATAGTGCAACAATAATTATTGTATTAATAATGTTATGTAGGATTTAATAAATAAAAATAAAATATCCTAAAAAAATGATTACTAACACTACCTATAGAATTCTTGTTGAAAAACTCGGAGATTCACAACCAACCCAATTTGTTGGAAATGAAGGAGAAATATTTTATGATCCTAATATTACATCTTTAAGTTTATCCGATGGATCAACTATGGGAGGGTTGGCGATATGTGGTGGAAATCAAGGTAGTTGGACTGTATCTACTGGTATTGGTACTTATAGTTTTACTGTACCAGCAAATGCAAATTATGTGATGTGGATGAGAGGTAATATATCAAATGGTATTTGTATTTGGAATGCTACTGTTTCCATTTCAAATTCAAATGTTCCAGTAATAGGTAATCAATATGGTTGGTATTATATTGCTGGAAATCAATTAGTATTAACATCAATACCAAGTCAAATAATCGGCACATCTGGATCTATAAGTACATCTAGTCCCGCTGTCAGTAATACTAATACTTTTTCGTTTGGTATTACTAATAATAGCGGTATAGGTCAAACTGTGTTTTATGGATACAAAACAATTTGACTATTGGAAATAGAGTTGCACTGTTTTCTGAAATTTGATTACCAACTAAAACTTTCAAGAGGACTCCGAAAGGGGTCCTTTTTTATGTCTTGACAGGATTTCCTGACAATGCTATGATAAATAGGTGTTAAGGAATGTAACTTTTCTTCACCTTGCCGCACCAGGACTAGGCAAGTAAAATCCGTCCTCATACCTATGCAGGAGGGTTGCATAGGAATACTTTTACCGTTCAGCACCTCCTGAACTACTACTTACCCTTTTAAGAAAAATGACTGCTACAATTGCTACACGCAAAACTTTTAATGCCTGGGACGAATTCTGCTCCTGGGTGACTTCTACCGATAACCGTCTTTATGTCGGTTGGTTCGGTGTTCTGATGATTCCAACGTTGCTTGCTGCAACCACTTGCTTTATCATCGCATTCATCGGTGCTCCCCCTGTGGACATTGATGGCATTCGTGAACCTGTATCTGGTTCACTTATGTACGGAAATAACATCATCTCTGGTGCTGTTGTTCCTTCCTCTAATGCTATTGGACTTCACTTGTATCCTATCTGGGAAGCTGCAAGTTTAGACGAATGGCTCTACAATGGGGGTCCGTTTCAACTTGTTGTATTTCACTTTCTCATTGGTATCTTCTGCTATATGGGACGTGAATGGGAACTCTCTTACCGTTTAGGTATGCGTCCTTGGATTTGCGTTGCATACTCGGCACCTGTTGCTGCTGCGACTGCTGTATTCCTGGTGTATCCTTTCGGTCAAGGTTCATTCTCTGATGCTATGCCTCTTGGTATTTCTGGCACATTCAATTATATGCTTGTCTTCCAAGCAGAACATAACATTCTGATGCACCCTTTTCATATGATGGGAGTTGCTGGTGTCTTCGGTGGTTCATTGTTCTCTGCGATGCACGGAAGTTTGGTAACCTCATCACTGGTTCGTGAAACTACTGAAAATGAATCACAAAACTATGGATACAAGTTCGGTCAAGAAGAAGAAACCTACAACATTGTTGCGGCACACGGGTACTTTGGTCGTCTCATCTTCCAATATGCTTCGTTTAACAATTCTCGTAGTCTGCATTTCTTCCTTGCTGCTTGGCCCGTCGTGGGTATTTGGTTTACCGCTCTTGGTGTATCTACTATGGCGTTCAACCTGAATGGTTTCAACTTCAATCAGTCCCTGCTTGATAGTCAAAACCGAGTAATTCCTACTTGGGCTGATATTCTTAACAAAGCAGGACTTGGAATGGAAGTTATGCACGAAAGGAACGCACACAATTTCCCCTTGGATCTTGCTGCTGCTGAGACAACTCAAGTTGCTCTTACTGCACCTTCTATCGGTTAATAACTACTCATAACATGAGTTTAACTACCCCCACTCGGGGTAGTTTTTTTATACAAATAAATACTCATAGATGCTTTCCTACATGGAACTCTACAATTCTTCTTCAGATTATTTGTATCAGTTACATACAAGTTCATCATCAGAAGCAAAACGAATGTGGAGAAAGTCAATTCGAGAAAAATGGAATAATAAATGTGCTTATTGTGGATGCACAAACAAACTTACAATTGACCATATAGTTCCACAATGTAAAGGTGGTAGTGATTTTCTTACAAATGTATTATGTTGCTGTGAAGAATGTAATCGCTCTAAGGCGCATACTGATTGGGAAACTTGGTATTATAATCAATACTTTTTTTCAGAAGAGCGAATGACTGCTATACTGAATTGGATGAAACCTAAAACTAATGAAAATTTATATAAGTATAGACCAAGAAGAAATAATGCATCTTGAATTTTTTATGATTCTTGGTTGACATACTAAGGTATTCGTGATAGGATGAGTTTGTCCAACTAGACTTTATCATGATTTCGCGTTCTTTTTTTGTCGTGAGTGCGTTGGTTCTTTTTACTCCAACCATTGCTAATGCTCAGTATCAAACCTCTCAATATAATCCCCCATCATTCTACTCTCCTGGTGGCGGCGGTTCTCCTATAGTCGTTCCTCCAACTGTCATTATGGCTGGTGAGCAAGGTTCTTCCAAAAAATCTTGTAGAGAAAATGTAATTGATTTATTTTTGATTTCCTGGAGAACTCGTACTGGGGATTGTACTCAATGAAAGAATGGATTTCTCTTCCCATTAGTTTTATTATCTTTATGTGTATTGGAGTTTCGCTTGCACAAATGTGTGCGAATACGCCAGAAAAACATAATTCAATTATAGTGATTCGTTAGAACCTATAAATAAAATTCAATAACAGAAATTTATGGATCCTGACAGTATAGACCCCCTATTTTATCAAGTAGGGGGATTTGTGATAGGAATTTTAACTTTACTTATACCAATAATTTTAATTATATGAAATTCACAGTTTATTCAAAAGATGGCTGCCCATATTGCAGTAAAATCAAACAGGTGCTACAATTAGCAAATCTTGAACATATTGTTTATAATCTCGGAGAACACTTTGAGCGTGACGGGTTTTATGCTCAGTTTGGACAAGGTTCTACGTTTCCTCAGGTTGTTTTGAATGATAATCAGCATCTTGGTGGTTGTTCAGATACCGTAAGATATCTACAAGAACAAAATTTGGTCTAATGGACTATGATAAAAATAATCTAAATAAAGATAGCCCCCAAATTAACAAGGGTTTTGAATTGTTACTTAGGAATAGGAGGAGGAAACCTGAAAAACCAAAAACATTTCAATTAATGTTTGGGAAAATGGTTTCTCTCTTTCAACGAGAGATATACATCCACTTTGATTTTCATTTGGATATAAAAAAAAGTAACTCTCAGGAGAAAAAAAATGTTGGCAGTAACACTCACGATAGGAACCTTAGTTTCAATTATGTTCTTTTTTGTTGGTGGTATGTTAGGTTGGTTATTGAAACAACATTTTTATGAATTAAATTATATCAATAATCTCCATCCTGAAATGTATGATGAAAATGGGAATATTTTTCCTGACGAAATTTTAGCAGTACGATTTGAAAATGACTATGACTCAGACGACGAAGACGAAGAGGACAGTTAGAAAAGTAACTGAAACAATTATAAAACTTCCTTCAAATCCATTTGTATTTGAAATTCTTGACTTAGTATCAAGTCAAAATACAAATGAAAAGAAGATTGAAGTTCTCAAAACTTATGAACACGATTCTTTAAAATCTATTTTGATTTGGAATTTTGATGACTCTATTATTTCACTTCTTCCAGAAGGTGATGTTCCTTATAGTGATTTGAAGGATCAGAACATTTATTCTGGAAATCTTTCAGATAATTTAATTCGGGAAGCAAGTGGTGGTGAATCTGCAACACAGCAAGATCTTGAAGGTAGAGGAAAAACTTCTTTAAGAAGAGAGTATCAAAACCTATACCATTTTGTGAAAGGTGGAAATGATACACTCTCTACGATTCGTAGAGAAACAATGTTTATCAATATTCTTCAGGGATTACATCCAAAGGAAGCAGAAGTTCTTTGTCTCGTAAAGGATAAAAAACTTACTACCAAGTATAATATTACGAAAGAACTTGTTTCAGAATCTTATCCAGACATTGTTTGGGGAGGACGTTCTTGAGATTAGTCTTAAATACTTCGGAGAAACAAATGGAAGAATCTACACAAGAAGAAAAATCTATTGTTCCCTCTAAGTATGGGTGTGAAATTTTATTGGAAAAAACGACTCTAGAAAGATCAGCAGATTTAGGTTTTCCTACAGATGCTTATTTAATTTGGTATATTGTTGATGAAATAGAATATATTGATCTTTGTCGTACACAAAAGAAATCAAATCTTTTTGATATGTATTATGATAATTATGGTCCAGGATCAATTCAAAAGATTGATTTTGGATATGGAAAGTTAAGCCCTAAAATGTGGGGATATAAAGCACCAGAAGGAAAAAAGAAAAGAAAATGAAAGAAGGATTTGATAATGTTGCGAAAGTAACAGTGTATAAAGATGAAGTTGAAAAAATTTTGAAGAATTACAAAAAAATTAAAAAATATATGAAATCTCCATTATTTGCAATTAAGACTATGGATGGAAATGAAAATATCGTAAATAGTCTATTGTCAAATAATGCCGAAGATGGGTAAGCACTACTTATTAAATTTATATGGATGCTCGTTTGTTCTTTTGAACGACGAGCATTATCTTCTTCAATTATTAGAGGAAGCAGCAATTTTGAGTGGTGCTACAGTACTTCAAACAATTTATAAAAAATTTGATCCGCAAGGAGTGACTGTAATCTGTTTGCTCGCAGAAAGTCATATTAGTATTCATACTTGGCCTGAAGAATGTAAGGCAGCAGTAGATGTCTATACCTGTGGAAACTCCAATCCAAAACTGGGTTGTGATATGATTATTCGTCAGTTATACTCAACAAATCATACACTCTCTTACATAGAACGATGACTTACGATACAGTCTTTATTTCTGATGTTCATTTGGGGACAGACAGATGTAATATTGAAAAGTTTCTCAAGTTTCTAAATGAACTTGATACCAAGAAACTTGTAATGGTTGGCGATATTCTTGATGTGCATTGTATGGAAAAGTACAATACGCATTGGAGAGCAAGGCATACAAAGGCAGTAGAAAAAATACTTGATATTTGTAGAAAGGGAACCGAAGTGATTTATGTTCTTGGTAATCACGATGCAGTGGCAAGAAAATATGTGAATAATAAATCTTTTAAGTTTGATAATCTTGTCATCTGTGATGAGTATATTCATACCAGTAAGAAAAATAAAAAGTTTCTATGTATTCACGGTGATATGTATTCTGAGTTCTCTTCTGGTTCTTGGAAGCAATATTTTATGAATAAAGGATATGAGACAATCACTCCATTGAATAACTTTCTGAATAAAACTATTGGATTTTCTTTGGTAAACTTTCTGAAAGATCTTCCAAGAGGAAAGAGATTTATTGATAATTATGAAATGGATTTAATTCGTTATGTAAGAAAGTTTGCTTCTTATGACGGAGTGATTGTGGGGCATATTCATCACGCAAATATTCGTGAACAGAATGGTACAATCTATATGTGTTGTGGAGACTGGACGGATACCTGTTCTGCGATTGTAGAGAAAGATGGAATATTTAAAATTATAAAATTTTAAAGAGAGGGTTGACACCCTCTCTTTTTTTGTGTATAATATCTTTGTTAAGGATGAAAAGAAATGAATCAAGACAAGCTTAAAATACTAATTAAGAATCTGGAACTTCTGGTTGATTCTATAAAAGCAGAAGTGTATTCAAGTCCAGAATCTTATATGTATGAAAAGAATGCTCCATATATTGGAGACATAAAAGATTATGATGAGGTTTTTGAAGATGACGACGACTAAAACTACTATTAAAACTACTATGGAAAAAGAAACTGAAAAATTTATTTTTGCTGTACCAAGTGGAGACGGAGACTTTCTTGATATTGCGGCACAGAATAATCTTAGTGTCTATGCTACTCACGTCGGGTATATTTCTGCACTTGCAAGCAGTGGAAAAATATCAACCGAAGAAGCATATCAGCAAATCAAAAAACTCACTAAATCACTACGTCAATCTTATAAAACATTAAAGGGAAGTTGGTTTTCATGACTCAGTTAGCAAAATTAATCTCTGTTACTCCTGATGCAGAAAGGCATATTGCTTATTGTGCTCGGGTGAGTAATCCAAAAAATCAAGAGAATGATTCTTTTGAAGGATTGCTTAAATATTGTATCAAGAATCAACACTGGAGCATCTTTGAACATGCATTCCTTACAGTTGAGATTAATACCTCGCTTGCGATTGCTACGCAAATCCTCCGTCATCGGAGTTTTACTTTTCAGCAATTCAGTCAGAGGTATGCAGATAGTACAGAACTTCAACTTGAAATTCCTGTACCTGATTTGCGGAGACAAGATACAAAAAATAGACAAAATAGTACAGATGATCTTGGAAGTGATTTAAAAGAAACTATGAGTTTGTTGATTAAAAAGCATTTTGAAGAGAGTTTGAATATTTACAATCTTCTTCTTGCTCAGGGTGTTGCAAAAGAATGTGCTCGTTTTGTGCTTCCACAAGCGACTCAGACGCGACTTTATATGAGTGGAAGTGTTCGCTCCTGGATTCATTACATCACTCTTAGAAGTGCTCACGGGACGCAGAGAGAGCACATGGAAGTTGCAGAAGCAATTCGTTGTATTTTTACTTGTCAGTTTCCTGCAATCTCTGCTGCTCTTGAATGGACTCGTGAGGAATGTGAGCCTTGTGAATATCAACGCTCTATTATGATAGAATAAATATTTTTGTATATTATTTTTATAAATGGCAATTTATCCTATAGTTAATAAAGAAACTGGTGAAAAACTAGTAGTTGAAATGAGTGTTCATGAGATTACTCAGTGGTATAATGACAATCCAGAATGGCAAAGAGATTGGTCACAAGGATGTGCATCTGGTGGAGAGTTGGGTGAGTGGAGAGATAAATTAATTTCAAAATATCCCGGATGGAATGATGTTCTTCATAGGGTATCAAAAGCACCAAAATCGCAAGTAAAACCTTACTAAACTCATATGTCAAGAAGTAGAAGAAAGAGTATTCAAAACCAATCTAACGAGATTAGTTTTAATTCAAAGCAAACAAAAAAAAGAAAACCAATTGGTTCAGAATTGCTTTTGGATATTGAACCACTTACAGAAAATCAAAGAAAGTTATTTGAAGCATATGACGAAGGTAAGCATTTAGTTGCTCATGGTGTTGCTGGTAGTGGAAAGACCTTTCTATGCCTCTTCAAAGCACTTCAAGATGTTTTGAATGATTATACTCCATATGAGAAGATTTACATCGTAAGGTCTCTTGTTCCTACCAGAGAAATTGGTTTTCTTCCTGGTTCTCACGAAGACAAGGCATCTCTTTATCAAATTCCTTATAAGAATATGGTAAAGTATATGTTTCAAATGCCGAATGATGCAGAATTTGAAATGCTTTATGCAAATCTAAAGGCACAAGAAACGATTAGTTTTTGGAGCACATCATTTATTCGTGGAACAACTTTAGATAATTGTGTTATTATTGTAGATGAACTTGAGAATCTAAATTTTCATGAATTAGATTCAATCATTACTCGTGTTGGTGAGAATACAAAAATTCTTTTTTGTGGGGATGCTACTCAAAGTGATTTGGTTAGACAAAATGAAAAGAATGGTGTGATTGATTTTATGAGAATTATTGGTGCGATGCCTTCTTTTGAGACTATTGAGTTTGGTGTCAATGATGTTATTCGTTCAGGTTTAATTAAAGAATATCTGATTGCAAAAATGGAACTTAATTTATGACATTTATTCATCATAATTTTTTAGGTGATCTTGAATTAGAAAAGAAAGAACAGAATGGCATCCGCCTATACCATCTTCCTGATGGTCAGTGGGTGCCTTCTATTACTTCTGTGACAAGTTTCTATAATCGTCAAATCTTTGTAGAATGGCGTAAGCGTGTGGGTGTAGAAAAGGCAAATAATATTACTCGCAAGGCAACTGCAAGAGGTACTGATTTTCACCAAGTCTGTCAGGATTATTTGGAAAACAAGGAATTAAACTGGGATGACTACCAACCCCTCTCTAAGTTTATGTTTCATCATGCAAAAGAATCTCTTGATAAGATAGGTAATATTCACGCAATTGAAAGAACTTTATATTCAAAGTATCTTGGTCTTGCTGGAAGAGTTGATTGTATTGCAGAATATGAAGGTGAGCTTGCAGTAATTGACTTTAAGACTTCTGAAAAAATCAAACCAGAAAAATGGTTAGAAAATTATTTTGTGCAAGAAATGTTTTATGCATCAGCATATTATGAGCTTACAGAAATACCTGTAAAAAAGTTGATTACCATTATGGTAACTCCCGGTGGTGAGGTTAAAGTGTTTGACAAAAGAAACAAAAACGAGTATATTAAATTGTTAGTTCGTTACATCAAAGAATTTGTACATCACAATATTGGGTCAAATGGAGAATGAATTAGAAAAAGCATTAGAAAATAAATTCTTTTGTTCCACTCGCTTTACTCAAGAAGTTGAAAGTCTTGTCAAGAAAAATCTTGATATGAATTATATTGATGCTATTATACATTTCTGCGACAATAATAATATAGATCTTGAATCTGTACCAAAACTTCTTTCAAAACAATTAAAAGAAAAACTTAAGTATGAAGCAACAGAACTTAATTTCTTAAAAAAGAGTTCTCGTGCGAAATTGCCTATTTAATTCCATTTTTGGAGGAAAAATTTTCCAGAAAAAAATCTCTATATTACTTTTTTTTGAAAAATGATACCATTTGATTGTTATAAAACCTATCTTGCACTTAAAAATCATTTTACAAAAGATAACTACGATTATCACAAATATTGTGGAAAAAGTAGAGCATCACTGAATTCTTTCTATAAACGTAAAGATCGTTTTTGGTTTGAAAAAGTATCCAGGCAAAAAACAAATAAAGAAGTAGAAGAGTTTTTTGTTGCAAGTTTTGTTTCTTGTGATGATCCACAATCACTTTGGATTGGTGAGATTATTAAAAATGGAGAAACTCAATATAAACAATGGCAAAGAAAAGTTCAATCCCTTTCTTATATTTTTAAAGAAGAAATTGAGAAGGTTTTTGAGGCAAAGAATTTTGATAAAATGTTTTTAATTAGTGGAAAAAAACATCCACTAATTTTTAAAGAACATCTTCAAGGAAATATATCAATAGAATCAATGTTAATTTTAAATAGAATTCTAGGATATAAACCAATTTTTGATATAAAATTAGATGATCCGGTGTGGAAATTGACATCAACAAAACTTGTTAAGTATAGTCCATTTCTAAATACCGATGTATTTCGTTATAAAAAAATTTTGAAAGAAATTATCTTAGGAGAACAATGAGTTTTTTTGAATCTGAAGTTGTTCGTGAAGAATTAGAAGAAATTCACGATCTTCAAAATGAAATTTATGGAAATCTTTTTGATTATCCCAATATGGTAAAGGATGAAAAAATTTACCATATTGAA